TATCAAAGAAGCGGTTTGCATCGATGCAGCGCGCGTGTATGATTCATGCAGTTCACAAGAGTATACAAGATATAAATTATACCCCGGCAAGCACTCGGCTACCGGGGATTTATTTTCTCCACTTCCATGCCATATACTCTTCAGCTAGCTTGACCTCTGTAAGTCCGTATATTTTCGCCGCCTCGATCGCCGTCCTCTTAAGAGTCTGAAATCCCCGTCCAAATGGATCCGGTATCAGCCTGATCTTCCGGTCCAGCTTCTTTAGGTCGTCGATGGTCATGCATGATTCCTCCAATATTGTTCGATACAAATATTATACCCCATTATTCAACAACATCTGGTGGAATAATAAGCTTTTTATAACAACCACTAGCGGACTTAAGATAAAAATAAGCTCCCGGATTTCTCCGGAAGCCTGAACAGGGGTTAATTTTAACGTTGAATGAAAGCCAGCCCGATAATAAATTATGCCAGTTTATAATTTATGTTACAAGCAAAAAATCCCCCACTCTGCGCGTTTCGCAGGGCGGGGTTTAAAAGATCTGCATAAAAGGAACGAGTAATTTCCAACCGTTGAGTGTTTAATCACGCCCAATAGCAAATTATGTCCGTTCTTAATTTTTGTTACAAATAAAAAAGCCCCGCCCTGCGTCGCGCGCAGAACGGGGCCAAAATTATGTCCGTTAAGGGAATTCCCGTCTCGGGAGCTTTACGCCGCGCCCGTGGTGTCGGACGCGACCGCCCCGCTTTCAGAGGACAGTGCCGTATTCTGTTTAATTGTTGCCGCCTGCGCCGCGCCCGTAGGCGTACCTTTGGCGGGCGTCGGGTCAACCGTGTCAATTACCGGCGTGCTGGGCGGCGTAGTGCCCTGCTGGCCCGCCGCGATGGTCGGATTGCCGTTGATAATAGTATCGGCCCCCGCACTTGCCGCATCAACGTATCCCTCACCGAAGATGTACGCGATGACAGATCCCAGCGCCATAATTAAGCCGGTAATCTGCGACGTATCCGTCTTAATACCAAGCAGGGCGATCACACCCACGACAAGACCCGCGAGGGCCACCCAAAATTTCCGGGAAGAGAGTTTCTGTTTCCAATTCATAAGTAATCCTTCTTTCTTGCCCCATATATGGGGCAAATATCAATCAGGCTACGATTCCAATGCACTGCCTCACGCCGTTGACGTAGAAGCCCGCCGAACCTTTTTTGACGGCCTGAAATTTGGTGAGATAATTCGGCCCGCTTTGCGTTACGGAAACCTGCTTCCAGATGCTTCCGTCCCCACAGGTCACTTTGTCAGGGCGTGATTTGAACTGATAGGTATCGCCGACTGATTTCGAAAAGTCCTTCGTGGTGTCACACCAGACCGCCACCTTGTCAAACAGCGTCAGGTTGTTGCTCTCGATAATGGAGATCAGCTTTGCAGCGTACTGCGGGTCTGTGGCATATCCGTCTGCCTGAATGTTTTCACAGACCTTTTTGTAGTCCGTGCAGCCGATGATATTTTTGTATCTGCTGTTCTCGAACAGGAACTTCGCATGATCTTCTACCGATGCGTCTACGGAAGTGTAGGACCGAAAACCGGCCATAACCGTGACGTATTTCCCACCGCACCATTCCTGCGTCAGGGCTTCCGTGGTAGGGCCTGTCCAACCCGCGTCCGCCTTGATCCCGAAGATGTTGTTGCCAACCGAGGCTTTGCCCCACCCCGTTTCCAGAACTGCCTGCGCCATTGTCAGGCTGGCAAGAACGCCGTACTTTTTCTGCCCGGAGATTGCTCCGGCTTTGATCTTTTCCAGAAATGAATTCATGGTTTTAACCTCCTATGCAATGTTTTTTTGGGCTTGCTCCGTCAAAAAATCTTTCTGCTCATGCTTGACCTGCTGAGCATATTCCAAAGCCGCCTCCATGTCACCGTTCGGATGACCAAGCTGGACGGCGTGAGCCGTCGCTTCGCCGAGCGCGATTGAAGCTCCGACCATACGAATTAGGAGCACGTTGTTTTCTTGCCTTGCCTTTTCGTGCTCCTGCTCCTGCCTATCCCGCGTATTGAAGATGTGCTGAATCCAGATAATGACAAGAGAAATCATCAGGGACGGAACACCAAGAACCTGCAACCATGAAACCCAATCTGGCATTACGTCCCCGCTCCCTCTGCCTCGTAATCCTCACAGGTTATCTGCTTGTAGTCGGCGGCAGTGATTTTCTTGCTTACCACAGCCGCCTGAAGCTGTGCCTTTGTGACCCAGCCCCACTTGTAGGCCGATGTTAAAAAGCTCATACCATTACACCCCCAATGTCAGGGCCGCGACCTGCGCGCCCAAAGCGTCAATCTGCGCCTGCATCTGCTCTCTTGTTATTTCGTCGGCGGATTTCTGCCTCATGGCAAAAACGATATTGCCCGTGCTGCTGTCAATAGCCACGTTGCCGCCGAGAGCGACATTGGCCCACGCGGGCGCGTCCGTGCCATCCGTTGAGATCACAAACGATTCCGCCTCCGCCGCTGCCGCAAGTACTGCCTCCGCCGTTACCGTTGAGGATGGCACGACCTCAAAATTTGTGACGCTCCCGGTCGACTGGGGCACCCCGGCCAGCGGAAATCCAGCGCCTCCGATTTTTACTGTAACTGACATGATTTTGCCTCCTTATAAGTTTATTTCACCGGATTGCAATAGGTTGTATTGTATTCCGTTAATTTTTATAACCAGCGTATTAAGAGTTGTGGTTCCCCTGTAGTCAGCATTAAAGACCATCCCATCAAGCCTAGACAAATATTTAGTCGAGGATATCGCTGAACTCATCTGTATATTTTGTCCGCTCCCATCTTTTTGGGCCTCCCCGTATTTATAAAAAGATGTTCCATCTGAAAATGTCAGAATCAAGCGTGTATTTACATACCAACCGTCTTCAGCGCAATAGCCATATATTGTTATGCTGTCGGCAGGATTTATTGGGAGTGGGTCTGAAAAAGTCACAGTTGCTTGGTTTTGACCCTGATCATCCCCAGAATTGCCGATTGCCGTTATGTAGGGGTACCCGCTCTGGTAGACCTTTATGGCTCCGCCGCCCGCTATAACATAGGCGTCGTAAACCGGCACCTCCACTCCTCCAACTATGATGTACGGCTTGCAGTCAATCGCTGCCCCGCCAGCGATAACCGGGATGTCGCTCATGACTGCTTGCGGAGGACGACAGTGCCATCCGGCAGGCCCGTCTGGATGGGGTCAGTTTTGCCGATAATCATAATATTACGCGACCCAGGTGTAGCCACAGGGACAGCTCCGGAAGCATAATCGGCGGTTGACGCTATAGGCTTATGCCATGTTGTATACGCTCCACCATTAATGGCGGATTGCTCAAACACAACCCCATTGCTGTCAGTAATGCGTAATACATGAAGTCCAGATATTCCATTATAGGTTTTCCCATCAGAAGTTCTGCTTTCCACCATCCCCCATATAGGACTATAGGGAGCATTCAGTGTTGGTCCGCCAACAGCATAATTTCCGGGAGCCGTAGTGGCGTGGCAATCTGTAACTGCACCTATAAATATCGGTATTGCCCCGACTTGATTCGGGTTTTCCTGCCGGATATAAAGCTTTTGCGCAGTCACGTCCAGATGGACCCCCACAACGTCGCCGCTGATAAATGCGCCCGACCGCAATGTTTCGCCGCCGGAGGTAAACACGGAATAGGCCACGCCGTTGACCGTAAAAGTATCCCCGGCCACGTATGCCGTCGGAGCCCGAAACGCGCAATGGACGATTCCCAATGTTGCAGTCAAACCGGTTAAGGCATAGATCGTACCGGCTTTGGTGCAGGACAGAGACGTAAAATGCAGGGCTTGATTCTCCGCATGAGTTTTTAGATTACTTGCCGCCTGCACCTCCACCGTTTGAACATCAAGCTTCGTCGCCACAATAGCCGATGGGTCGATCGTCAGCGTAATTGCATCCGCGTCACCGACTTCCACGTATAGCCGCAGAATCAAATCGCTGCTTGCGCCGGAATCCGGGGACACTTTTTCCGACAACGGAAGCTTTGCGATGACCATCAGCGTTCCGGAAGTGTCAAAAATTCCTGCCTCCCGAATGGTAAATCCTCCAACGCTTGCGGGGATTGTCACGGCCACAATCACTCGTTTCGCGTTATTCTCATCCAGGGTCACAACAGCATCTCCACGCCAGACCTCGTTTCGCAGGGCTGTCTGAGTTTTTGTAGGATCGTAATAAGTCCCTGAGCCGTCCCCGACGGCGATGGATTTGAAAGTTTTCGTCGTCCCGGTCTGTATGGCCTGCGCGATAGCCTGATCCCCTGCGTTGGTTGTGATTGTGTAATATTCCATGCCTATCCCTCCAAGTCGTACACATTGATTGTCGCCGTCTGGGCCGAAGCCACGGCAAGTTTTGCAGAATGCGTATCATATTCACCGATCGGATAAATCTCCAGGACTGCACCCCATGTCGCGGCGGAAGCAATTTTGGCTGTAACGCTCTGAGTCAGAATTAGTTGTATCCCGTCCAGTTCCGCCGTTAAGCGTTTCCCGGCCATCACCAATTGGACGGCCCGAAGCTGCTCCGCTACCGTTACCCCGCGGTCCTTGCAATAGATATCCATCCTGAAATGATACGGCTGCCCAGAATACTGAAACCATTCTTCGATTTTCCCCGCATCCCCAAAAACGCTTTCCACAATTTTTTCGACGGCAAAAGGCATTCCCTTGAAATAATGAACCTCAATCGAATTTTTTATCATGCTGCGCTTTTCTGTGTCGGCCGCAAGCGCATCGTAGGCGTCCACGTGCATCCCCCACGCCAGTTCATCCAGAATAGGCCCGGAAAGTTCATCGATTCTGGGATATAGAATAATCATCTGAGCGGCCACTCCAAGATCTCGTAGCAGCGGAGTCAGAGCCGCACACAGTGCCTGCGTAGCCCGGTCCTGCTGCATATACTGACTTTGAAGCGCGAGTAGATCAACATTTTTCAGGTCAATCATCACAGGAGCCCTCCGCAGGTGATTGTGGGAGTATTGGCGACGGCAACCTCCTCCGGCTGAAGTAAAGTGAATAATGGTGCCGTTAGGTCAACTCGATAGGCACCTGCTGCGTACAGTGCACCGCGTAAATCGTCAGGATTCAGGTTTCCGCCGAGCTTCTGCTTCCGTGCCAATATAAAATCGGAAACAGCTTGATTGACGGAGGCTTGAATCGCAGCGACTTCTGTCGCCCGATCCGCACTGATAAAATAGGTCAAGGTTATATCGTAGGTTTTTACCCGTGCTGTGGAAACAACAAGACAATCCGTTAAAGGCCTGTGTTTTTTGTCCCCAGCCAAGGCTGTTACTTTATCCAAAACCGCCTGAGACGGTATGGCAGCATCCTTCATTAAAACATAGAGCGTTGCAACCCCATCCGCCGTTTTAACCGCCTTCGCATCCGCAATCCCGGCATCTGCCGTCTTTGCCCAGTACTCATACGCTCCATCAGCACCGGCCGTAGAAAGGGCCTCCCAGTGCTCGCGGATCCGTTCCCTGTAACTGTCATCGCTTTCCGAGTCAGTCCCTCCGGCGGATGCCGTTGTGTTGGTAACGGTCGTAACATAGTCGACCGGATCGATCAGACTTTGGATCTGACCCGGCAGAAAACCGTTGTAAGCGCTCCCCGGGGCCGCCGCCACCGCGGTTACATCCGCAGAAAGCGATCCTGCGCTGATCACGGCGGCAGAAAGAATCTGAAATACTGTTTGCCCGTCCGGCGTAACCCTTGTACCGGCCGACACAATCACATCAAATGCCAGCGCAGTGGAAATTGAGAATCGCATCGTTACGCTTGCGCTTTGCGCGGCCAGTCTGGGAACAAGGTCCCCGCCGAGCGCATCCAGATTTGCTCCGGAGCTATACCGCAGAAGGTTTTGATTCCCGGCAAAATTGACATCGGCTTTCGCTGCCGTAATCAGCTGCACCATTTGTGCTAAAAACTGATAGTGCTCGTCACCCGGATACAGCGTTTCCCCCATGACCGCTTCCCAGCGGGCAATCGCGCTGTTTAAATCCACCTGCGGATCAAGTGTTACAAAATCTATCATTCCAGCACCACCTCCGTTACGACACTTCCATCCCCGCCTATCGAAAACCGAATGTCTTTTACGTTTGCGCGCGGTTCGTACATTGAAATCATCTGTGAGATTTCCACGCGGGCTTCCGCTTCCTGAACGTTGATCGGCCGGTCAATAAGTGAACCAGGGAGCCCCATCGTTCGGTGAAAGGGGATTTCGTACCGATAGGTATTAAGCAAGTTCTGGACGTTTTGTGCGATCCGGTCCGTTCCAAGGAGCGACCAGTCGATCAGACCACCCGTGCGCACCACCGTCATCAGGATCCCCCCGTCCGTTTTGCCGCCGATTTTTGTGCTGCCGTCGGAACTTTATACGGGTTTGAGACCGTCTGCCCGGCAAGACCCGGCGCCGCGGCCTTTGTTTTCTGAGCCGCAGTTTTCTTTCCGGATGTCGATGAGGTTCCATCTGCGACGTCTTCCGTAAAATCCAGTTTCAGTTTTGCTTCGGTGACAACGGGGACATTTCCCGAAGGGACAACGACATAATCGGACGCATTGCAGCTGGTTAACAAAAATTTATTCAAGCTGACCTCTTTCCCGCACCAGATCAACGGCCAGGAAGTCCCTGCGTCCAGCACTGCATACCATTGTTCGATTTCAGACTGCACATTGACTCCGGCAACAAGCTTCAGCAATAGGCTAATACTGACTTTACGGGCGCTCGGGCCCTTTACCGTCAGCGTCGACTTTTTGCCATCAGAGTCATTTTCTGCCGTGTTCAGGTCCCCGGTAATTGAAAAATCACTCGGTGTATAGATCCGCGTTGGGGATACCTCAAAAACTTTTGCTCCGAACTTTGCAATAATCACCCTGATCCCTCCAAAATTCCCGAAATTACCCCGTCCCGGAACGCGTTCCCAGGGAACCAACACAGTACCGCATCACCGACCACCGGCGGCGTGATTATCACCGCACCGGAGCCGTCTTTCTTAAGACGGCAGGCCCCAGAGGTGCGCGGAATCGGCGCTGAGACACTTCCGCCGACATTAACCCTATAGGCATCTCCAACAACCGATGAGACCGTCCCGATAACAGTCATATTAATACCTCGTAAAGCACCGGTGAACGGTCAGTCGGCTGATTTCTTCGGCGAAGCTGTCCTGCATTGTGTCAATAAAATACTTGCCGTCGCTGTATCCCGTTCCGGTAACATTGACTGTATTTCCGGCCGAAATGGATTTGTCCAGAGGGATCGACAGTTCGCCAACCATTTCCTTTTTGTTCTTGTTCCGAAGAAGATTTTTTGCGAACCGTAAGGCCTCGCCCGCGCTGGAAACCGGAACATCGGTCACAATCAACTCCGGGCCATCCGCTGCGGGATCCGTGAAGGTCGCAAAAATGGATTGCCAGGAAACTGTGCAGCTCCCGTAGATCTCGCTGGAATTCGCGTCAAAGCGAGGATCCTCCAGAAATTCCGCCGCGTCAATGGTTCTCGCGGCAGCAAGCCCTTCCATAGAAACATCCGAAAAAAGATACAGCGCGTCATCCTGAATCTTAATGCTGCACCCTTCCAGCGCTGCCCTCTCCTGCAAAAATCCGAAGTCTCCTCGCCCGAACTGGTCCACACGGGCATAGGCAAAGTTAGGGACGCCAATGAATTTAGCTGTTAGCCCATAGGCGGCAGCCCTCTCGGCCGCGATGGTCGTCAGCGTCGCCCGTTCCCATGCTTTCGTGCGCTTTGTTTTCCCGCCGGGCGGGATACTGACCGCGCCTAGCCCGATCAGCCCCGTTTCCTGCCGGACCCGGTCGATCCACATCGTGCCCGCCCGATATCCTTCATGCGTAATGTTCAGCTTGTCGCCTTTTTGTGGGTTCCATGCGCTCCATTGATTTTTGCTGTTCGCAAATTTTGCCGAGATTCCATCCGCCTGATCTCCGCAGCTGTCCGTCACAATCAGCTCAGTGATTTCGACGTCACTAGTGATATCTTTGCCGTTATAAATCACTTTCGCCATGTTCTCACCGCTTCCATGGGGGCAGGCTTTCCGGAGGATCCGCCGTCAGATATGGAATTCGGAGCGTCACCCCTGCGTCAAAAACCACAGTCCCCGCCAGAGACGGATTCGCTTTCATGATCTCAGCTGCCCGAAACTCATCGTTATAGGCATCCAAGGCGATTTCGTCGAATGTATCACCGGCACGCGTCACGTAGTCATAGCCGTTATTCAATCCCATGTAAGCCGCCCCTTTTCACCGAAATAGTCTTCGATGATCCGTTTGACGTTCTGAGCGTCACGCTTCAGTACGCTTTCCGTAGGCCGTTCGCCATTGAAAACCGGCGCGTATGTAAACAGGATCGGTCTGCCTCCTCCGCCGGGATTTTCGGGTTTCGGTTTAGGTTTAAAAATCTTGAACAAATCACCACCCGGATTTTCAGGCTTTGGGCGGCTAACACCGAGTAGCCGTGCCGTCCGGGCCAGAAGTCCAAGGCTTCGCGAGTTGCCTGGCCGAATTGGAATTGCCGCCTCCAGCCCCGCTTCACCAAAAATGGAAGGTTCATCGGCAAAACCACCGTTTGCGTATGCGGGAACTTTCGATGTCGCTGCTGTATTCCCGACGCTTGCGATCTTTTGCTGCGCACTGCCGCTAATTCCAAGAAAAGAACCGATCGAATTAAAGAAATCGCCAACCGGCTTTGCTACTGACGAAATCAGGTCGGCAATATTCTGAATCAGCCCGACGACCATTGTCAGGACCGGTCCAAGGATCTTACTGAAAATGTTAGCAAGAACCACAAGGATCGGCGCAATCGCCGTCAGAATTTGCAGAACCGGCGGCAAAATCTGCTGCGCTACCTGCAAAAGTGGCGGAAGGATCGGCTGCAAAACCGACATAAAAGTCTGAACCCCCAAGATCATGATTGGCATAAGCTGCTGAGCAATGTTGATCAGCGCAGGCAGAATCATCTGCAACATGTTTCCGAATTCCGGTGCGATCTGCGCGACCGCAGGAAGGATCAAAGAAATCAGATTTCCAACCAAAGGTGCAATCTGCATCAGTGCGGGAAGAACGGAACTAAACGTCTTTCCGATCATCGGCATCATTTGCTGAATGGCGGGCAAAAACGACACCGCCGAGTTTGCGAGGGTGCCAATGACATTGGAAATTCCTCCGGTATCAAGTCCAGTTATGAATTTGTTGACCGTTTGCATTCCCTGACTCAACGCGGGCATCACCTTCGACATTACAGTTCCCGCCATTTGTTGAAAATTGCTTTTCAGCAGCCGCTGCTGGTTCGCGAAGCTGCCACTGGTTTTCGCAAAATCTCCCTGTGCGTCTTTTGTTGCATTCAGAAGGTAATTGTATCGCAAGGTTGCCTGTTGGGCCTGCGTCATATCCTGGTAGTTGGTTTTAATTCCCTGCGACATTGCGAACGCCTGAAGATTGGCTTCAGACATATTGATTCCCAGTTCCTTTAGGGGTTCCGTTTCTCCCGAAACGCCGGATTGAATCTTCTGGAACGCTTCATCAGGGTTTAAGTTATAAAACGACGCCATATCCCCGGCCAATGCCGTCATATTTTGGGACATGGTAAGTGTCTGCTGCGATCCCAGCCCCATGCTTTTATACATTGACCCAAGCACGGAGGAATACTGTTTCGCCTGGAGAGTGGAAAGGCCGTAGGATTGTAGTGCCGTTTTAGAAAAACTGTCGATCACCGAAGCACCTTTGCCAAAAGTGGTATCCACCACATTTTGAACTTCCGTCAAGCTGCTTGCATACTCAAGGCCTTGTGAAGCGAGAGGCGCCATCGCGGTCAGAGAAGCAATTCCGAAGGCGCCAATTCCCACGGCAATCCCCGCTGCTGCCTTCCCCACAACAGCAAATCCTTTTCCGACCGCGCCGGCGCCTTTTTTTACCACAGAAAAGGCTTTTGATGCTCCCGACTCTACCTTTTGAAGCCCAGACTGAAAAGCAGGGCTGATTTTTCCGGCCGTACTTAGGACCGTCTTATTGATCGAACTGAACGCTTTTCCAAAGGCACCGGAAGTTTTTTTGCTTTGGTTACTGGCCTTCAGCATTGCAGCCTGAAGGGACGGATCGACCTTTCCGGCAAGAGTAATAAGCGCTTTTAGTTCTTTGCCTTTCATGCATCTCCTCCCCCTTCCGCTCTTTTCATCCGATCCAATTCACTGCGCACCCCGTCAAATAGGTCAAAAAGATCACACAACGGCATATTTTCCAAAGTGGGAATACTGTTCGCCGTCGTCATGGTAAGTTGGGTTATGACTCTTCGGACCCCAAGTCCTTCAGCCCGGGATCCTTGTCCAGCAAAAAATCCCGAACCAGGCCAGTCGCACGGGAAGCATCTGCTGCCGAAAGCCGCATCAGATCATTGAATTCAACGTCGGGCATTTTCAACTTGACAGCCCGCGCAAACAGTGTGAGCTGATATTCGAAATCCAGCGCGGGAACGCTCACAGGGATTCCAAGGTTTTTAAGATATTTCGAAGCCTGATGAAGATCTTTTGCCGTCAGATCGTCAAAATCAAATTCCAACCGCTTCAGCTCGTGTCCAGCTACTTTAAGAGGCTTTTTCAGTACAAAACCATCCTCCTGATTTTCCGGGGATGATGCATCCGATTTATCCGCGCCCAAAGTCCCCATTGGAATTAGGCTCCGATCGTCGCCGAGCTCGCCCATTCCATCCGAAACGGTTTCATCCGTACTTTTCGCCATAAATCAAATCTCCTTTACTTATCCAAGCGCCGCGCGCAGCCCGGTGAGCTGATCGACGCCGCCGATTTTATAGACTCCGGCAATCTGGTCGATCAGCAGCGTTTCCTCGCCGTCCACGACCTCCCGGTACCGCACCACGGAATATTCGACGCTTTCATCCCTCGTCTTGCTGACCTCCGCGCTGCCGTTCGTAATTTTTGTCGGGTGTCCCGTCATGTAAATCCGGGTTCCTGAAACGATCATAGAGCCATCACTGGTCTGGACGTTCGCTCCGATCCGGATCTCCAGGTTCACCGTCTGAGCTACCACGTATTTTTTGTCCGCGCCAAAAGCGCGGGCGGAAAGCGTGGTCGTCATTGCGCTGAACTGTCCGGGATTCGGCATCGCGTAGCTTCCGAGAACCCCTGCTCCGCTGATTTCTTCGCCCTTGTTTTCAATTTCCGGGAGGGAAATGCTTGTGGCGTTCGCGCACTCGTGCGAGTTAGCGAGGGCCTTAATTCCACCTGTCGCACCAATAATCAGTTTACGCATTGCTATCGCCTCCAAACAGCGAGTCAAGGCCGTCTGCCGTCCAGCGAACCTTCGTCGTCAGTGCCTTGCCAGGTACCGGATTTGTCGTTTCCGTCTCGAAAACGAAATTGCCTGCGACCAAATCGCTTTGCGGGTTATCGGCCTCGTCAAATTCGACTTTCCCCAGCAGCAACGCCCCATCTTCAATAAGGGAATCAAGCCATGCCTGAAAATCATTCAGAATCGTGTCTTTTCGACTGCGAGTCATGGGCTTGTCGACCTCGACGCCGTAGGTTCGCTGGAACGTGTTCGCAACATATCGTATCATCCGAACGTTGCAATCGAAAACATCCCGCGCGTCAATTGCGGTTCCGTCGACAAATTTCATCGTGTGCGGGCCCCACAAACGCCACGAACCTTCCCAGTAAGTCATAGTATCGATTCCCGCTGCGTTTAGCCGGTTCGCATCGGTCTGGTCAAACTGGATCGGCGTTCCGTCCGCAAGGCACATGGAATCGATATCAATCAGTTTGTTGGACGGGGTTTCATAGGGCACGTTGCCGTTCTGCAAATCAACCCACTGCATCGTAACCGTCGCGAGGGTACTTGCATGAAATTTGCGCGCGCCTTTTTTCGCCATTGGCCAGAAAAGAGATGCCGCTCCCGTCACCGCATCGTAGGAACCCTTCGCTGTAATTGCGGTGTCGATGGTCTTTGAAGCACTGGAATCAAGGTCGGCGTTCAGATATGAATACCAGTGCCCATTGATTTTTTCGCTCATCGCAGCGAGGGCAGCAAAGACGTCCGCTTTCTGGCTCCATCCCGGCGAGCATAAAATGGAGGGAATCAGGGTCAGAGAATAATACACCTTCGGGACTCCGGAATTAACGGCCGTTATAATATCGTAGGCCTGAATTCCGCCCGGGTCGACATCGTAATAAGTGACGGAAACGCTGCTGAGGTTGCCTTTCAGGTCAGCCAGAATCACGCTTTGGCCGTCATCGGAATACTGCACGCTGAAATCCGCCCCAAGAACCTTTCCTTCTATCGAAATTGTCTTCAGAATTACTTTTGGGTCAGCGATCACGGCAGTCTTCCGGGTAAAAGCAACAGTTACCGTTACAGGATCTTCCGCCTTTTTGTCGTCCGGCGAAAGCACGTTGATAACGACAATCGGGCCGACGCTTTGCACTGCATTCCTGAAATGCGCATACAGTGCCTCACACAGTTCGAAATTGTCCCAGTCGTCGGTGTATCCGATTTTGTTTATTCCGTCCTGCCAGGACGAAATCAGGATCGGAATATTTGTTTTGCCGGAATAATTCGGCAGCTGGTGAATCGGCGCCCGCCCGATATAAACCGGGATAGTTCCCGCCCCTGAGGGCGAGGTATAATCCCGGCTGGCTTCCAGGTCGGCATAGGCGCCGTGCCGATACTCACTCATGGATTTTCCCTCCTTTTTCAGTTCAAAACCCCGGCGAACCGGGTAATGGGGTTATTTATCCCGGATACGGTAAAATCCAGGTAACCGTACCAATAGGGCCAAGGCTGTTCTTCGTAAGTTTTCAGCTTGACTGCGGAATCCAACGTCAGCAGGCCCGGAATTCCGTCCTCTCGAAGGATCCATTCCTTTACGCAGTCCAGAAAATTCATCAACGTTATATACCCGTCGAAGTTCGGCGAAAGCTGCATTTGCTTTCCGTCGCCTGAGACTGTTTGCAGCCCAGCATCATACACAATCACTGTAATCTGCAAGTGGATTTCGGAATTTTCCCGATCGTCCGTCATCTCCGGAGTCCCGACTACAAGGCATGGGATCCGGATTTTCGAATGTTCGTCCAAAATGCTGCCGGGTGGAATATATCCCACATGGACCGCAGGGGTCGCAAGTTGATAGCTTCCGGCCGAATCGTCCTTTCGAGGGGCTTTTTCCTGAATTTCATTCTCGAAAATGCGGCTTTCCAGCCATTTCTTTACGAATTCCAGCGTTGATACCGCCTGCATTATGTACCTCCTGCGAGATTTGTTCCTAAATTTCCAAACTCCCGATCAAGTTCATGGGCCATACGGTTCAACACCGTCTGATTAACCTTTTCGATGATTCCAGGGCCAACCTTTTCGTCGGTTACCATCTGGGGAATTGATAAAGTCCGTAAAACTTTCAATTTTTCGCGTTTTCCCTTTAAAATTCCAGTCCTATAGGCAAACAGATATTTATCGGAACCGCTTTTTGCAGGGATAAGAAAAACTGATTTTAGCTTTCCGTCCTTTCCCAAAACCGGGCCAATCAGAACCATTCCAGAATCCTTTCGAATCATTGTCTTAATCCGGAAGACCTTTTTCTTACCCGCTTTTGAGCGCCCCGGGGGAACCTGTGGAGTGTGTCGGAAACGCGTCAAAGTTAAAGGCCGCCCCAAAACCGCAACAGACACGCTGCCTTCCCCTGATTCTCCTACGATCGTTTTAACTTTACGTTGCGAACCATTTAGCGCGCTGCGAATTTCCTTCTGGGAGATACCAAAAACCTTTGGAATTTGACGTCCCGCTTCAACGCGAACAGAATCGGCAGCTCGCAACAGCACCCGATTCATAATACGTCCGCCTTCCGGCGGAAAAGCTTTCAGTAAATCAGCGATCCGGTCCAACTGCTTCGTATTGGCATAAATTTCGCTGCTCAAAATCAAAACCCTCCGCGGGAGGAGGACAGCGTCACCTGTGAAATTCCGTCCTCCTCGACGACTCCGGAAACAACATAGGGCACACCGTCAAACTGAATCATCATATTTGTCTGAAGGCCCGTAAGGTCGGCGGTTTTCGCAAAGAATAAAAGGTTTCCGTCATAGATGCCCCCGGGCGATTGCAGGCTGTTTTTCATCCCCTGATCGTTATCCAACACACACAGAATCGTTTTCTCTGACGCATCCGTCACGATTAAATGTTCGCTGCCCATTTCATCCGGGTCGAAAAACATCGCAAAATCATCCGACTCCTGTTCGCGGAGCGTCATTGCTGCACTCCGCCGCGCCCGAGATTCAGTTTTTCCGCGTCGGTGGAGGCAGCTGCCCCTCCGGGGTCGGCATTAGCTGCATTTTTCGCCGCAAGCTCTTGCAGCGCAGCGTTCACCGCATCTCTGACCTGCTGCGGACTTAGGCCGTCCGGCAGGTCAAGTTTCAGCTCCTCCACTTTCTTCAAAAGTTCAGCATCAAATTCTTCCTCGAAAGCCCTCGATTTTGCGTCGGGATCCACCCGTTCCGCGTTTCCCGCGGAGATCAGCCTTTTTTCCAGGTCAGCGGGAGCGACAACCACCTTACCGGCGGAAATCAACCTGCCCCCGATAATCGCGGGAACAATCAGTTTTATCATACTTCCCCCCGTTACATCTTGACGGTTGCGACAGAACCCGCCGCAGCCTTGACTTCCGTCGCGATCCCGGCGTAGACATCGCCCGCCGTCGCGGTCAGACGTTTGTTCGTCGAATCCCAGTATAATTTCTGCCCCACCGCAAAAGCCGCGGTCGTTTCTGCGGGCATTTCGTAGACCTCTTCCAGAGCGACCGTTCCGGTCGCCCCGACCGGAATCGGGCATGATGCCACCCCGATCCGGCCGGACAGAACCACCACGTCACCGTAGGCAATGTCGCTTACGGAAAGATTTGTGTAGTTGATAATCTTTCCTGCCTGAACATATTTTGTCATCATAATTTTCTCCCTTCTCCGGCTTTACTGCGAGATGCCGGGATTTTTAACCAGTCCGCGGTATCCGACCAGGGTAATTCCGCGGTCCCCGTAAATCCGGTACCGGATTCCGAGGTGATCGAAAGCAACCTCCGACTCCACGGTCGGTGCGGCGTTGCCGTTCAGGTAGCTGATCTCGATTGTCGGGGTTAGAGCGGGATCCGCTGCGAAGAAATACGGCTGAGCGCCACTATCCACATCCAGCTCCGCATCGACGATCGGAGTCATCGCATTCTGGAAGACATTGGACACTCCGGAATTATTGGAGGAAGGATCAGCAATCGAACGAAGCAGCATTTCAATGCTTGTTTCCGTAGTCGATCCGGTCAGAACGTAGATCGGCGTGACGTTCAGCTTCGTTTTCCCGTCCATGTCGGTTTGCTGCCGCATCAACCGGCGGGCTTCTGAAAATGCTACCGTGCTCGGAGCGGCCCCGATGCCAAGATTTTTGTGGGCAGAACCGAAAAGCTGCTGACCGTCTTGCATCGCGGGATTGGATTTCAGAATCTCGTAAACGCTCTTGTTAATCCCGCGAGCAAAGGCCAGTGTATAGGCGGTCAAAGTCCTTGTAATCTGTCCGATGTCGTCGTTGATAAACAGCTGCCGGGTGAAGTTTACCATTTTCCCGACCGTAATCAGCCGGCGAGTGGCAACTTCTTTGTCGGAAAGCTCAGCCTCTTTGAATTCGCCGTTTTGCGGGATTTCTTCAAGGTCACCGCCATCGCTAACGTCATAAATATGGGTCGGACGAAAATCAGGCTGACTGGCAACGCTGGTCCACTGCTGGAACGTTGTCGGCGCCGTCTGCTGCGCGGCCAGCACCGTGCGATTCGCGACGTCGTTCGCAATGGACACAAACGCGCTGTCTGGCACCATCGACCGCTTGAACAGTTCATCACGGCCCATGCGGTAGGCACGGGAAACACCGGATCTCACAAGGCATTCCGCCGCAATCCCCTGTAAGGACATCCCGCGGAATTCATTCGCGCCCTCAGCGGGTTTTTCCACCGCGATTCCGCTGCGCATCAACAGTCCGTCTGCGGCTGCGCTGCGCAGTTTGTCCATTTCATCGCGCACCACCTGCACACTGCCGGTTCCGGCACCCGCCGCAACCGGCGAATTGCGTTGCTGAAGTTTCGTCAGGATATTCGCCCTAACCGCATCGATCGGAGATCCGGAAGTGATATATCCGTCCGCGTCGTCGTTCATTCCGAAACTGCGGCAAAGCGTCAAAATTTCAGAAGAACGCTGCCGTTCCGCAACAATCGGATCGGCGGGCAGAGCCCGGACAACCGGGGGAGTCGCAACAGGGACGCCCTGCGGAGGAGTCGTCACCCCGTCAATTGCCGCGGGCACAGCACTCTGTGATCTTGCCACCGGTGCGCCTGCCGCGGTTGCGGTGGGCGCAGTCTGTGGGGTAGTTACCCCAGCCTGATTGTTAGGATCCATAAAAAATTCCCCTTCCATAAAACTTCTGCCCAGACCCACCGTCGGATCGACGGGAACCGGGGTCAGACTGATTTCGATCGGCGTCCATTTCATTGCAATATCCGCCGGTCCGGTAAATCTTCCATCCGGGCTTTTTTGCCCCGAAGGTAAATTCAACCATGCACTTCCGGTACCGCGAACGGAAACCCCCGTCAGCATCCCTTTGTCCAGCTTTGATTTCAGCAGTGCAGACTGCGGATCGTCAACGTCCATTTCAATGACGGCCCTTCCGGTATGCGTGCTTTCATCTATCCAAGCCTTGACGATCTTACCGATCGGAAGTGCCCCGATATTCGGATCCATGCCGTGATTAAAAAGCAGCGCCCCCACACCAGAATCGAATCGGCTAAGATCAACCGCATCGGCCGTGTGAAGCAAAATTTGCGGAGTTCCATACCGTGCGTCGGGGGTTTCGCTGGAAAACGAAATTTCATACTGATTCTCAGTTCCATCGACCGCACGGAAGATTAATGTCTGAGACCGCATCAAAATTCCGGGGCCCATCGAATTCCCAGCCAAAGGTGTCTTTTTCATCCCGCTATTCATCGTCATCGTTGCCGGCATCGTTATCATCCTCCTCATTATCATCTTTTTCACCGCCGGAACCGTTCGGAGGTGGAGCCGCCGATTCCAATCCGCTGTCAAGCCCTAGACTGCGGATCATGTCCATTTCCCGCTTCCTCTGCCGTAATACCTCGCGCCAATCCTTACCCTTTTCCGCACAGATTTCCTGCAATGTCTTTTGGTTAGTTTGCAGTGCCGTCAGATTTGCGCTGGTTTCCTTTGCCGGATCGATCCAATCCCAGCCGGAACAAATCCACACATGTTTTCGGTACGGGGACGGGTCACGGAAATAATCCGGGATAGAAATTTGTCCACTGAGTACCGCCCAATCCAGCCATTCAGGGTATATAACGTCCAGCAGGTGATCGATCATGTACTGTTGCTGCGGGGTATATGTTTTTTTGTCTTCCAGAGACCCCTGCCGTGCGGAAGAATAAGTGGAACGGGACATGTCCCGGGAGGTTGCCTCGTAACTCAGCCCGATGGAGCTGCCGGCCAAGCGTTGGGTCGTTTTTATAATCGGGTCCACCGTGGAACTGGTTCCGGCTGGGGAAATCGTGGAAATACTCTCGCCGGGCTTCAGATAGGTGATCGTCCCCTGTTCCAAAATTTCCGTCCGTCCCTGATCCGGGGGACCGGTTCCTGTTCCAATTTCCGGCGTGTCGTCACCATATCCCCTACCTAAGCCGGACACTCCGGTAATTGTACCGGTATCCTTTGTCACTACCGCGGAAAGGTGAGACAGTACCCGTTCTTTTTCAATTGACGCATCGATCAGTTCGTTTGTGTCGTCGATTCGGCCCAAAGACGGGGCGAAGGGAGAAATTTCGCGGACCTGACTCGGCCGCGTTAAATACGGTAGATAAATCACTCGGTCCGCCGGGACACGTTGAGAGCTGACAGAGACGCCCCATGTGTCGTAAATTCGGATGAAATACGCAATCGGCCTCCGGAATTCGTCGATTTCAATTCCACCGATAACCCGGTGCTTTCCGTTTACCTGAATGCTGGTGTCCAGATCATCGACCTCCAGCAGTTGCAGCTTGTACTGCCCTCCAATTACGACCTTCAGAATGACAATACCGCCGTCCGTATATCGGCGCCGCAGGCTCAACGCCGCCAACTCCGAAAAGCTGAATCGGCCGGTGATTTCGCAGTTTTCAGGTCGGCACCATTCCCGCCAGCATTCTTCAATCCGCGAATTCACCGGTTCATCGTCAGTTTCATCCGCATTTCGGACCTTTGCCTGAAGCACGAACCCCGAACCGACCACATTCCGTTCCAGTGCCAGGATTTCCGCGTTTAGAATATCGCTGTTCCGTTCCAGGTCCCGCGACCGAGCACGGATCATGTCCCGGCTACCCTGATTTGCCTGTTCCCCATTGGGGTTACTCCGCGTCCACCCTCCGGCGCGGGCGCTGGAATCCGCCGCAGAGTAAAAACTCCGTCCGAACTGGGTCCATGCCTCCCGCCGACAGGCTGTTTTTGGCGCAATCGGCAGCAGCATCCGGTTAATCAGACTCATTTTCCTTTGATTCAAGCCGCTACCTCCTTCTCCGCAGGAACGCGACGGTTGTTCCTGGTCGTTGCTCCCGGTCGATTTCGTCGCTGATCGTCCGATATTCCGCATATAATGTCCCTAAATCCGCGCGCTGAACGGTCCGCGATCCGATCCGATATTCCTGCGCCCCATTTTCAATCTTCGAAATCGCCTGCAAAATCCCGGATCTCCGGTCCTCCAAATCCGCCAATGTCATTTCCAGCGCCTCCTTCGGAACGATCGTCCCCCATAACTCTTAAAATCTTCGGCCCCGACCGCTTCCGGCAACTCGGCGGAAACTTCGGCCACCCCAGCGGACTGCTGCTTCATCATTCCCGCCCGAAGCGTTCGGATTCCGAAAACATCTGCGACACAGGCCGCATAAACTTCACAGTCAAAGTAATGGTTCGCGTTTCCGGTTGCCTTTTGTTCCCAGCGTGAAGTGAGGTGTCCGCGGACCGGGACAATCACCTTCTGTTCCGCGGTGATCATTTCGGCATATTCTGCGTCGCAGCCGTCATAAACAAACCATCCTCCGTCGTCTTCATCCCGCAGTAGGCGGGAAAAGATCATGTCTTTGTAGTAGTCCGTGTCAATCAGCAGCAGAGTCATTCCTTTCGACAGGCCGTCCTTGTCGATGGTCGTCGGCCGGTATTTCGCGATCAGCCGATTGCTGGAGCCCTTGACTGGGACCGACCATTCACGGTTGACCCCACAAAAATCATAGACATCGTCTGTCTGATCCCCGGAATCCACACCGCACAGGTTGATCTGGTATTTGTTCCCACGCCGGTCCCGATATTCGGAATTCATCACCGTTTCAATTTCCCGCCAAGAGAACGCTTGCCCGTGCGCGATATTGTAACTCGTCATGTTTGCACGCCATGCGCGGATCACCCAGTAAAAACACTTGCGTTGGACATCGACGCCACCAGTCAGGATTATGGTATGCGGCGGGACCTCCAGTTTCTTATAATTGCTTTGACGTTCCGCAAGCAACCGTTCGGCATCCATTTCCCGTTCGACTTCCTTAAACGGTTCCCCTAGCCAGGAATTGATAAAATTTTGAAGCAGTTCCGGTTGATCTTTGTCATCCAGAAACTCCGCGGCAACATCCCCAAACCGGATTGAAGGGGAATAAAACGCATTCAGCCGGAACGCGATCCTCCGGCGGCTTTCGTTGGTACGAGTTGCCTTCCATCGGCATTTGCGGATCATTTCGATCCGTTCGGCATCTGAAATCAGACATCCGCAATCCTCACAGACATAAAATGCGTTCTTCCTGGCCTGATCCGGGTTGCTCCCATCCGGCCACTTCAGTTGGCGAAACTTAAAGGTCCATTCCTTTCCGCAATGGGGACAAGTCACAAAGCATTCCATTTGCGTGTCGGCCTTTGTCCAGTTTTTCCACGTTGGACCGGATTCCAGTACCGGGGTTGAAACGCGCACCGTTTTTTTGTTTGCCGCGTACGTCTTTTGGCGCTCCATTGCAAGCTTTGCGGGACTTGCTTCCTTTCCTGCCTGAACGGGGTACTTGTCTTCCTCGTCCAGGAAAACATACCGGATTGGGAAGCTGGAAAGACCGCTCGGCGAATTCGCCCCGACCAGACCTATATTGATTCCACCGGAAAAGTTCAGGTCAAGCCGCTTGCTGTTTTCGTCGTACCGCTTGCTCAGTTCCCGGCAGCTCCTGATCATCGGCTGAATTCGATGTTCGCTGACCTTTTCGGCTGTTTCCTTATCCGGGTATACAACCAACATCGGCCCCGGATCCTGGCAGATTGCGGACCCCATCATGTTTAGAATTGCTTCCGTACCGCCGACCTGCGTCGGCTTTAGTACGATAATTTCTTCCACATCCGGATCCGAAAACGAGTCCATGATCTCCCGAAGATAGGGGACATAATCCGTTCGCCACGGTCCCGGTTTACTGGATTCCGAAAGAGTAAGCACTCGGTTTTCGTCGGCCCATTCGCTTACCTTCTTCTTCCCAGGAGGTCGCAGTGAGGAAAGTGCTGCCCGAATCCAATCAGGCACAACCAATTGGCTCATGATCCCTTCGCTCCCGGCTTATAGACTCCGTCGATAGACATCTGCGACAATGCGTCCTCAATCCGGTCCGAAATCAGCTTGTCCGCCTTTCGTGCGCCCTCCGCATCAACATAGGACGCAACGAAAACCCCAAGTTCATGACCGATTCCCATCGCAGACGCCCGAAATACCGCAAAGAATTTCCGAAGGTTGTCGACTATGTCCGCTTTTGGCAGGTATTCGCCGCCGGCGATCTGATTCTTCAAAAGCGTGGAATCCAGCTGTGCCTGCTTAAGCAATGCGTCATAATGGACTTTCATCTGGGAAGGAGTCATCTTAGCCGGATCCGTCCGTGCAACCTCGGCCAGCCGTTCACCTTCTTTTTGAGCGTTCCAGTCCGTCACCGCCTTAATGTCATAATAACCGTGCTTTTCCCGTGGGCATCCGGCCTTAACCCAGTTGCTAAGTGTCGCCGCAGTTACGCCAAAATAGGCCGCCGCAAACTTTGTACAGGCAATAATCGTTCCTCGCTCAAAATACAGATCGCCTTTTTGCTCAACCTTTTCTTCTTCAGCCATAAGTCCACCCCCTTCCCCAAAAAAGATTTTTCCGAATCAGGATCCATTCCCGGCAAAAACAAAAAGCACAGCAGCAGTCCCAGAAATTCTTCGGCATTCTGCCGAACCTTTTCAATTTGCAAGGAGTTTCCTCCAAATCTGCGCCACCGAACTGGTTCCGTCATCCTGCATAAATTTTGGCCGGAATCAGCCCGGTTCCGGCTTTTCAAAAATTCAAAGCTGTTTTGCCGTTTTTAAAACAGGTATTCCCCGGGCCTCGCAAGACCCGCATCGGGGCCACCCGGCCGGAAGGACCCGCGAGCCGCGCCCCACCTGCCTTTTTTGGTTGATAACCTCACCCATTTGGTGGAAAAGTACGGGTAGCTTTGCGTTTTGTCAAGATTCTGTTGAAAACTTTTTCATTGCATTTGAATTCAGTCATCCCATTTGAATTCGATCCAAATTTGAATTTGCGAGAGAAAAGAAGAGACATGCTCCTGTGAGCACATCTCTCTGAGCATGATTATACGTCAATAACGGTTCGGGTTTCAACTGGACATTTGCGGCTATTCCCGGACATTTGAGGACCTTTCCGGACCACTTTCAGCGAAGTATGCACTGCACTGGTCCAGTTCGTGGATTGCCTGTGTCATCAGACGACGCATATGTCGGTCGCAGAAATGCTGCCGTTCGCACAATTCCTGGTCACCAAGGCCTTCCATGTACTTGCACTCCAGCAAGATACGAAGCCGATCGGTTGTCATGCAGGCGAAGGCCTGATCCATTTCCCGACGAAGGGTCCTCACTTCAACGGCCTGCTGCTCACATTCCTGCCGGGCCTGAATCGCCATTTCCTTAATCTCATCAGGCTGGCCGCCGCCAGACCGGACGCGAATCCCGCCAGACGGACCAAGGCTCAGGCTTTCCCACCGCTCAGCATCTCGACACTTCAGCTTTAATCGGTCAAGGGAAATCAGGTATCGGCTTAACTTTTCTTTTCGGCTATCATCGGTCATAAGATGTTTACCCCCTTATGGAAACCTTTGGAATCTTTGTGGACTGTTTTTCTTTAAAAAAGCTACAGATATCAAGAGAAATGGAACCCTATGGAAGGATGGAAGAACAGTGAATAAATATTGTCATATAGATTACTATGGAAAGTTTTAGGAATAGTCTCCATGTCTCCACATCCCTCCATCATCCGGGGGAGGCGGGGGACATTTCCGCCAATTGTTTGCCGGTATCGGTCAGGGATATGTCCAGAAATTCATTGAACCGGGCAGTCTTTCTCTTTTCGAAATGATAATTATCCTGTAAATCAAGTGAAAATTTGCTCTGCGACGCTGGATAACGCTCCCCGTTTTCAGCGCACCAGGAACGGTAAACCGCATAGAGCCTGCCTGAAGGAATCGAACAGCCGGCCGTCTGGATTACGCAATCCTCTACAAACTGCTTCATCCGGTCCATCTCCATACGATATTCCTTGTTCGCTTCATCGACTTGTTTGCAAGTTGGCATTCCGCTTTTATACCATTCGACGGCGCCTTTTAATGCCCACTGAAATATACCCGGCTTCTCAGCCTGCAATTTTTCGGCGAGATGAATATCTTTTTTATTGTCAGGGATCTGGGCGACGAACGGCAGCATACGAACACGGCGCCAAATTCCGTGATCGCTATGCCGTATTGCCGGCTTTACGTTGGTTGCCATTACAATCTTGAATTCCGGTCGGAACTGGAATTCCTCCCGGTACAGTCTCCGGGCGGTTATGACATCTTCTCCGGTCATTGTCTTTACCAGAGCTTCATCCAGCACACAGCCGCCCGATGGCTCTGACGTCGTGACCAGGCGAACGCTTTTCAAGCGGGCAATGTCCGATCGAGCCGACGAAGAGCTGCCACGATCCACGCGCATAATGGTATCCGATTGCGCGTTTTTGGTGTAATCCCCGAACAGGGAACCGATCATATTCACGAAGGTACTTTTCCCATTCGACCCGGTGCCATAAAGGAAAAATAGGCATTGTTCCGACGTCGACCCCGTCAAGAAATAGCCGACCATTCGTTGGATATAGTTTTGTAGCTCTTTGTCCCACAGCGTTATTTCGTCCAGAAATTTCAGCCATTGCGGGCACTCTGCGCCTTCCACATACTCAACGTCCGCCAACATCGACATCTTCAGTCGGCGGTCATGTGGACGCAACTTCCCCGTTTTAAGGTTCACAATCCCGTTCCGCACATTCAGCGCGTCTTTATATCGGTCCAACTCGTTCGGCAGAATCGGGATCCCTGGAAGGTGTTCCGTTTCCTCGATCATTGCCTTTTTCGCCTTGCTGGATCGCGTCCGGCGCACATGCTTCATTAGGATCTCATTTCCTTCCCGATCGTCGGTCGGCTCGGCTTCCTTTCGCATTCTTTCCAGCAGCTCATCAGCCCGACGCTTAACCTCCCCTGTCTGATCTTCGCACCAACGCTGGCCCGTCCAGTACATCCAGATTTTATTAATGTGATCGAATTTTATCTCTTTCGAATATGCGTCCCGGAATCGGTATGCGTTTCCGGTATCATCAAGCGTATATAGCCGAGGGTCATTCACAATTTCGGGTTCATCCGATCGTCCCTCCGGTGAATGAGGAGGGGGCGGAGGAACCGGTTCACGTCGCGGAGGTTCAGGGGGAGGATCCGGCAACGGAATTTCCTCCGCAGGCTTCTTCCGATCCAACGGGACAAAAGTCTTCTCCTTGCCCTTTGCGGCATGCGTAAGCGTATATTGACCGTAGGTCATCCCACCGCCCACGGACCGATCCCATTTTTTGCGAAAAAGTTTGGATTCCCGGAAGACCCGATCCATGCGGTCCAGATCACAATTAAACCAGAATGCCAAGTGGCCGGCAAATGCAAAATCAGCCTCGCTTTGAGACGGATATTTTGAACTGTCCCAATCGCCGTCATAAAGGTGTCTCATTTCGTCCCCATTGCGGGAACGGAATGCAATTTCCAGAATCTCCTGATCCGACAAATCCCGGATCTTTTCCACAGATTCTTGACGGTCTGAGCTTCCTTCCATCACTGAAGTACCGGCAGGTTCCGGTGGTATGTTCGGAATCTCTCCCAGACGCGTCTGCTTCATTTCCGTACGGGTTAGATACTTTTGATGGATCTCATCCAATTCGTTCGTACATTCCCGCAGCGGATAGACTATGCCGTCCTGATCGCACAAAAAGTTTCCGGTCACGGTAAAATAGCGGACGGAATCATACATCTCCAGATGCAACATAGGATTTTTCCGGCCGTCGCGGTTCGGCAGCTTGCCCTTGCATAAGATATGTATTCCGGTACCGCTCGGGGAAACTTCCGTGTAACTTTCCAGCCGATCAATGATTTCCTGGGCAAAAACATTTATCTCGCCATCATCGATGCAGTGATCAATATCGACGCCACAAATCCCATCCGCGAATTCAAACCCAAGACCCACGGCGCCATAAGTCCTTATAGCTTCGACGGCCTGATCAAACGTCCCCCACGTAGTGAAATCATCCGCCTTCGCGGGATGCAACTGTCCATCAGGCCCAGGCCAGGGGCTAAGAGGCATTTTGTTGGGGTAACGGTGGCACACCCATTGCTTTCGTTGAATCAATTCATCCGGAATTTTGCTAAAGTCCATGGAATCACCCTTTTACTGCGTATTTTGCTGGATTATCCCTGCCGAAATAGTCATCGATATAAACACGTGAAGTGTCGCCGTCCTGAGCCAGCGACACCCGTGCTAATATTCCGGACAATTGAGGCGCTATTTTCTTCAAACGGGACACCGAAGACACCAGGTAGCCCAACCGAAGCATCTCCCGGCGAAGGAATTCCGGCGGATCTCCATCGAAAGTGCAGATCTTTGTGATTTCTTTTCCGCGGTCGTCGCCGGCCGTAAAAACCATGCGCAAGGTCAGAACAGTTTTACCCATCTCATTTCCGACGCCGTCGCGGCAATCCGACTCCGTGATGATCACCATCTTATGAATATATTTTTTATCATCCATTCCGGGCACACTCCTTTCCTGAGCTCAATCCGGCATGTTCAAACGCAGATCTTTTTTCGCTTCCGCCTTCCAGAGAAAGACACGCCCTTATAGCGTCCCTGCTTGCGTATGTATTCCACGGTATTCGGGGATCCGCACTCAATGCACGGCAGGTCAAAAATGGGGTCCGTAATATTCGTACGATACTTAAGATCCATGCCGCACTCGCAGCGAAAATGGACGCTGCGTAGCCCTGCGGAAAGATCAATACTATTGCCGCAACTCCTGCAATGCGCCTGCGAAGTCGGGGCTTTCGTGCAAAATCCGCGTTCCTCGCCGCAGACAGGGCAACGAACATAGATAAAACCGGTAAACCCCTTAAACGGATAATTTGAATCATTCATTGCTTATCAGCACCTTTCAAACGAAATAACCCATACCCAGGGATTAGCAGACCATACAAGTTGCTGACTGTTTTTATCGGGGATGGTATCATTCCAGACTCTTATGAAGTCTCGTTTTTCTTTCGCGCCTTCGGCTTTTGCTCCATCCTCGGTAATGTCTTGCAGCAGTTCCGCTTTGACGTCGGTCACGCGTAGGAAAATTCGGGCGGCTTCCTTCGGCATATGGATGGACGGTCTGTAATCCGGTTCTGCTCCCGTAACACCGTCATAATACTTTTGAAATTTGTCAGGAGGCAAAACGACGGTTGCAACGGAATCATCGGCTTTGTATTGCACGGTCATTGTGCTTTCGTCTTCATCGAAGTTTGAGATTCCCCACGTTTCGCGCACATAGAGAACGTCGCCGGTTTGAAACGGCGGAATCGCATGTCTCACGATCTCTTGTGCATCGATGTCAATCATCCTACACTCGGCAGGTCTTCCATCAATCCCTGTTCCGATAAAATTCCGCTTATGCTGC